TCTGAGGTATAGAGCGTTCTGCCAAGCGTTCACCAGCCCGTCCTGCTGCCATAGCGGTTGCACCTGCTGCTCGACCTGCTGGCCCCACCATCGGAGCTAACGTCATAGCTGCCTCAAGCGCCTCTGGTCGCACTCGGGTGGTGCCGCCAAGTCCTCCTGCGCCAGTTGTCAGTGGTTCGCCATAAGAAAGCCTGTCAAGCGTTTCACTGATTGCTGGCGCACTCATAAACTTTGCCACGCCTTGCATTTGCTGGGTGCGCTCTGGGCTGTAGCTTGATGCTGCTAGATCGGACAAGTAGCCAAGAATAGGATTTCGTGGAGTGGCTTGCAGAAAGTCACCAGTCGGATTGCGTGCCGTCTGCGCCAAAGCAGCAAACGCCAAATCCTTGAAGAATGGGTCAGCCATTTCGCATCATCTCTTGGATGGTTTTGGCGCTGTTGATGGCCAGGGTCTGGTCGTCGTTCTCAACTTTGCTAAGTGTCTCGATGGTCTGGGCACGTTTCAGCTCGGCGCTGGCCACGGTCTCAACGGTGTCGGCTCGGGCCTTGGCTGCTTTGGCAGTGGCTTCCTCGGCTGCGGCTTGCAGGTACATGGCCTGCGGGTCTTGCGGCTGGCCCTGCATCTCGGCCATCATCTCCTCGGCCTCTTTGTCGGTCGGCTTGACCACGCCCATGCGTAGGAGCTTCTTGCGGAAGTAGGCATTGGCGTCTGAAATTCCCTCACCTTCCATGTTCATCATGGCCATTGCCGAAAGCACCTGGGCGGTCTCGGGGTCAGTGGTGATCTGCAGCATGCCGGTCAGAGCGCGAACAGTTGCCTGCTTCTTGCTGCTGCTGGACGGTCCAACCTCCACATTAACCTCGAAGGATGCTGCGCCCAGATCATTGGCCATGACCATCTCGCCGGTTTCTTGGTTTATGGTTGGCTGCATTAACTCAATCATGCCGACCTCACCAGCTTGGTCCACGGTCTTCATCTTGCGCTTGTCTTCGGTGTAGATTTCCTGCGCCATGCTCAGCCATATCTCGCCGCAGCGCTTCATGCCTTTGGCAAAGTTGCTCATGTAAATGAACGCCTGGCCATCGACTCGGGCCTGGATCATCTCCACGGCTTTGCCTGAAATATTGCTGACCATCTTGTCGGCACCGGCAGGGTTGCCCAGGATGTCCTGCATATCAACTTCAGTGATCTGGAGCAGTGCGGCCATTGCTGGCGGGATTGCTGCTGACCGGGTGTAAGCCACTGGACCGCTGATTGTTTGCTCGCCGTTTTGCCCGGTGATCGGGTTGACCAGCAGGTAAGGATAGTCTTTGAGGTTGTCCTCGGACCACATGACTTGATGGCCAGCCACCTGCTCAGGGGTCAGGATGGGTTTCTCAACTGACGAAAGGGCACTGATCTCGCCCAGCTTGGACAGCTGCATATTCTTGAGACGTTGGGCATCTTTGGCCAGGCGCACGTGACCCATGCAGCGCTCAACATTGTCTACAAACCAGCGCTTGCCAAATACGACGACGATTGGAATGCACTTGCCAGCGATATAGCCCGAGTCTTCCAGTACCCTGCCGCCCGACATGACATATTTGCGGACTTTCTTGCGCTTGACACGTTTCTGGCGAACTTCCCGGCTGCCGATGGCCATCAGGGTTTCTTCCAGGGTCTCGTCGTTGGCAAAGTCTGTTTGGCTGTAGCGTTCCTCTGTTCCGTCAATGGCTGCGAAAATACGGATTGTTTCGGTCTTTTCTTCGACTTTGTAATACTCGGCCACGTAGACCACATCGGGCGTAGCCCAATCAAACTCGTACTGGTGGATGATCTTTGGCCAGCTTGCCGGGTCATCGCCCCAGGTGTCCTTGTAGGCCTGGCGGGTCATGCTGGTGACTACAAAGCAGAACTTGGCGTCCGACTTGTCCTGGCGCTTGGCACCCAGGTTGAAGAATACTGAGCTGTCAGCGTCAAAGATTGGCTCGATGCGGATGCGCTGACGGTCGTCCTCTGGGTCTTCCTCGTCTTCGTAGACTGTCCGCAGGCGCCATGCTCCTATGCCACCACCGACTGCTTCCTCAAAGGCGTTGTCGTAGGCTTCATCGGCCACGGATGCCTGTTCGTCTGCCCGGTAGAGACCATCGCAAGCCTCGGCCAGCTTGTCATTCTGTGTGCCATCCTTGGACACGTAATCCACCGTTATGCGGTTGTTTCGGTACTCGTTGACCACCCGAATGACGGACAACATGATTTTGTTGACCTCGAACTTGGGCTTGTTCTCATACTGGTTTGAGAGTGGGCCTTCCCACTGGCTTCCTGCGAGTGAGTAGAAACGCCGGTCTTGCAGGCACTGCAGGCGCTCATCGCGCAAGGCGCTTTGCACATCGTCAAACTGACGCAGAGCCTCGTCGTGCAGGTTGGCAAGCCGTTGGTCGTTCGAGAGTCGAGCCATGTTATATCCTCATTTTTGGCTATTTTCTCACCATTTATGCGCGGTCGGCAATGGTTTGAAAGTTGCAGGCTTAATGGCAACCATGCGCCGCACGCCCTCGCAAGCATATCTCAAAGCGTCAATTACGTGGTTTTTCTTGTCTTCGAGCACCGGCAGGATTCTCCCAGTCAGCGGGTCTTGCTTGAAACTGTACAAGGTCAGCTCGTCAATTGTATGCGTGCAGCGCGGGTGAACCACGATGTCATAGCCCTTCAGAAACTCAATGCCTTCCTCCACCGATTTTGCGCCTTTAACCGCTGTCATAATCTTTGGAAAGCCGTTCTTCCGCATATGGCTGATTGTCTCGGGCCTGGCTGAATCTGCCACGATGGGCCACTTCTCGGCCTCTGGAACCTGCATAAACAGCTCGGGCGTGTTCACGATCTCGCAGCCCACCATGTAGGCCTCGTAATCAATGTAGAGCGTGCGGCCAATGATGTGGCAGCGCACCAGGACTGTCGGGTCAACGGCAAAGCCCCAGTCAGCGCCCAGCCGGTGGATAGCGTCTCGCGGTGCCTCGAAGTCGTCAATCTTCCAGTTCTTAAAGACTCGGCTCTGGCTGTTGGTCAGGTAACTGCCCTGCCAAACGTGCTGGTATTTGTCTGGGTCTCGGCGCTTGTCGTACTCCATCTCGTCGCGCAGGACGCCAGGGAACCAGGGGTTATCGCTGAAGTTGACCTTGATGACCGTGGAATCTTTGGGCGGTGTCGGGCCACGCAGCAGGAAGTCCACAGGGTCGTTGGCCTGGCGCGGATTCCAGGTGAACCACAGCTCGGACTCGGGCTTGCGGATCGTTGGCCTCAGCAGGTCAAGGCTGGTCTGGCTCAGGCTCTGGGCTTCCTCAACCCAGGCACAGTCGTAGCCCTCCAGCGATTTAATACTGTCGGCAGTGTGATTCTGCATCCCCTGGAAAATAATCGCGCCATCGGCCTTCTTGGACTTAATAACGGCATCCTGCACCTCGAAGTACGCACCAGCATTCATGGCCTCGATCTTTGTCTCCAGCAGCCGCTTGACCGACTGATTCAGTGACTTCTGGATTTCCCGCACGCAGACGCTTCGCCGCTTCTGGTTCATGATGTGCGCCTCGATCATCAATTCAGCCATCATGTGCGATTTGCCAGATCCACGCCCACCCCATGCGCCTTTATATCGGCTGGCCTCAAGCAAAGGAACAGCCCACTCTGGGGTTTGCAATTGCAGGGTTTTACCCATTCTTGACGATCACGCGCTCAATCTTGGCAAACTCCAAAGGTGCGCCATCAGCGCCGGTCAGCTCGTGTTTCTGCGTTTCTGCCCATCTCATCTGAGTCTTGCTCCACCAGATGGCTGCAGTCGTGTCGCCGGCCATGACTTTCTGGAATAGGGTTTTCCCGACCTGACCATTGGCTTTTGCCTTGCCAGACACCAGCTCGGTGCCAAAGTGAGAGCGCAGCGTGTCAACGTGGATTCCATCGCGCACCAGGACTGCGATCTGCTCGATGGGGAGACCGTAACCGCTGAGGGCTTCGACCTGTTTACGCTCGGAATCAGTGGGTTCAAAGGCTGGGCGACCTGCGTTTTCACGTGCGCCGCCATTGGATTTTCTAGCATCCTGCTTTTTTAGAGCGGGTTTTTCAATCTTGGACATTATTTATCCTTTGGCAAAAGCCACTGGTCAATCACCGCACGAGCAACCTGTTCGGTCATTTTAGGTGGAACACTCATGCCGATCATGTACTTTCCGATCTTGTCGGTCTTAGCCTGGTAATCATCTGGGAATGAGCCAAGGCGTTTCCATTCACGGTAAGTTAATTTACGGCATTCACCCCAATGTGTAAAGTTGTCAAAAGTTGCAGTTAATGTGCAAGAAGGTTTTTTACTACTAATTTTCTGATGCGAAAAAGCATTATTTCTTCCTTCATATTTAATAAAATAATCAGCATAACAACCTCCTTCATCTGTTTTACTCCAGGCTTTTAAATCAATACCTGTTGACTTGGTATCTATAATCTCTTCAGAGGTAAGCCCTTGTATATCTTGGCAAGCCTCACCAGAGCTAATCCAACGATGCTTTGCTGCCAACTTCAACGGCTGGCCTTCAATGTCATCACGAATGGCTACAAAGAAAACCCGTTCGCGCCTTTGTGGAACACCACAATCAGCACCATTCAACAAAAACAGTTGTGGACGGTAACCCAACTCTTTGAACCGTGCCATGACCATCTTGGTGTAACCCTTAGCATTACCAATCAGCATTCCTTTGACGTTCTCAGCAATAGCCACCTTTGGCTTTAGCTTTCCCACTAGGTCAAGGTAGTCAAAAAACAGATCAGATAGCACCTGCTTGGCCTGGCCTTCCCTAAAATGCTTTTCTTTGCCCCAGGCTTTTTCCCTGCTGCCGGCCATGCTAAAGGTAGAACAGGGTGGTGAACCGTCAAGAATGTCTAGGTTGTAAAGTTCCTCTGGCAATTCCTTTTCCAGCAACTCACCAATGGGACAAAGGAAATAATGCTTCGGATTGATGTTCAGCTTGTAGTGCCAAGCCATCTCGGGGTCAATGTCATTGGCAGCAATTACCTCGCATCCTGCACGTTTGTAGCCCATGCTGGAACCGCCGCCGCATGCAAAGGTACTCATTACCTTTAATCCGTTTTTTGGTACGGAGACTAGGTCTGCAAGTTTCCAAGCGCAATCTGGTTTATTTATCATCATCAAACTCAAACCCGCATTTTGGGCATTGGTGTCCCATTTTGTAATCATCTGGGTCAATTTCCTGCGTACTTGAATCAGGATATAAATCTTTTTCTTGAAAGGTCAGTCCGGTAATTTCTCCAGCACTAAAGCCAGTCAGATCAAGATCAAACCCCAGATTGCCAATCTCGCCCAGCTCAAGCGCCAGCATTTCATTGTCCCATCCTGCATTCAGCGCCAACTTATTGTCGGCCAGCACATAGGCGCGTTTCTTGGCCTCTGACCAGCCCTTGGCTACCATCACTGGCACCTCGGTCATTTGCAGGCGCTGTGCAGCCAACGTGCGCCCGTGACCGGCAATGATGCTGCCGGTCTCATCCACCAGGACTGGAGTCGTCCAACCCCATTCCTTGATGCTGGCAGCGATCTGGCCGACCTGCTCATCGCTATGCGTTCTGGCGTTGCGTGCATAAGGCACCAGCTTCTCAATTTTCCAGCGCTCAACCTTGTCCGCTGGATTGTGTGATTTCGTGGTCATGCTGCATTGTCCTTCATGTTTTGGATTCGCGCCAGTTTCATAGCGTCCTTGAGGTCGAGCCTGAGCTGCTCGTTTGCGGCCTGCTCGTCTTGGAGCCTGATGTAGCAGTCGGTCGCAAACTCGGCCAGGGTGTCGTGCTGCCAGCTTGCAAAGTTGGGGGTTTCTCGTTGCTTGGTCATTTTTGAAATCTGCCTGTGGATAACTTTTCTGATGGTCTGGCTCTGGTTTGGTATCAAATCTCGCTGCATCGATCGGTAACTGGTAACACCCCTAAAGGGGGGTGTTACGTTACGTTACCGTAAATCGCTGCTTTTGCCCAAGGTAACAGTTACGTTTTTTTACGTTACAGTTACCAGTTACGGCCTGAGTGACTGTGGATAACTTGTGGATAACTTTGGTCATTTTGTTGATTTCCGGATCAGCATGGCGCTTGCTTGAACCTCGTCGACCACGGCCCAGCCATGCTCAAAGGCCTCGATGATCTGGGCTGTGAGGAGGTCGGCGATGGGCTTTCCTGGCACGCTGGCCTTCATATATTGCTTGGCTGAGGCCTCGCTGATGGCCAGTTTTTGCACCAGATAGTCCATCATGGCCGACCTGCTGAGATAGGGTAAACCATTACGCTCCTCGGCTTCTGATGACCACCAGGCGTTCTCAAAAGTCTTGCGATGGCTGTCGATCTTGCTATCCTTTTTGCCTGAAGTTGGCGCCTGGACCTGGACGACCACCGCGCTGGTGACCGGCTGGTTGTCCTCGTCGTACCAGCCGGGGATGGTGACCTGCTGCAGCTCGACGTGGATGGTTTCGGCCAGCTCGGCGTCCTTGGACTTGCGCTGCACGATTTGCATAGGCACGCCGTCCTGGCCTGGCACGATGCTGATCTCGATGTCCAAAGCGCCGCGCCAGGCGCTTGAGCCTCGCGCCCTGTGCTGGGCCTCGTCGGAGACGCCGGTATGGTGCACCAGGATGACTGAGCACTTGAACTCCATCATCAGGGCATTGCAGGCGTCCAGCATGGTCTTGGCGTCCTGGGCACTGTTCTCATCACCGGCCAGGAATCGGTGCAGGGTGTCGACCACAATCACGGATGGTTTTTCTGGCAGCATCCTGACCTGCTCGACCACTTTTAGGTAGCCGGTCGGGGTGTTGAGGTCGCAGCCGTCTTTGGACAACCACATGGCCAGGTGCCCGACCTGGTGGTGGTGCTTCCAAGCTGCAACGCGCCCACGCAGGCCGTGGTGGCCTTCACCGGCCAGATAGACTACATTGCCTGCCCGAACCTTTTGGCCTGCCCATTCTGGCGTTTGTGAGGCAATTCTGAGGCACCAGTCGAGCACCACGAATGTCTTGCCGCCACCTGATGGGCCGTGGACCATAACCAAGGCCTGGGCCTGCAGCCAGCGTTTGACCAGCCAGGAGATGGGTGAGGGCTGGGCCGAGAAGTCATCAGCCGGGATGAGCCAGTCGTCTTTGATGGGCATGAGCAGGCTGGCCAGGTCGTGCCCTGCCTGCACATAGTCGTTTGCATCTCCTTCGATTGGCGGCATGACCATCCTCGCTCCAAATTTGGCCGAGGCCTGTTCTGCGTACCGCTGGCCGACGCCTGACTTGTCGTGGTCTGCAACGATCACGATGTCCTGGCTGGCGCCGTACATCTCGCGCAGGCTGCCAGTGACCGGCACCAGGTTGCTGGCGCTGTAGGCCACCACCACCGGCCTGTTGGTAGTCTCGTGGATGGTGGCTGCGGTGGCAAAGCCCTCGGCCACGAACAGGGTGCCTGGCTCATCCAGTGAGCCTATCATCCAGAACTTGCCGCCTGTTTGGCCGCCTGGGTGGTAGAGCTTGCCGCCGTTGTGCGCGATGTACTGCAGCGTGGCCAGGGTGCCGTCCTGGCCGTACAGCGGCACCACCAGGCGTCCGTCGCCGGTCACGCGCGCCCCATGCACGCCAATGCCCTTGCGTTGCAGGTAGGGATGCTCTGGGCTGGCCGTCTGAGCCGAGGTCCAGATCGTCTCGACCGTGGCTGATGCTACCTCGTGCTTGCGCTCCAGCTCGGCATCACGCAGCGCCTTGGCCTCTGCCATGCGCCTGGCGTGCGCCATCTCCTCGGTCGCTGTCAATTTGCGCCCAACCTCTGCGCGCCAGGTCACCTCCACGCCTGCGCGCCAGCAGCCGAACCGGCCGGCCGGCACGCCGTCACCGAACACGAGATACCAGCCTGGCTTATCACCTCCATGACTGCCGTTGCCCTTTGTGCCGGACTTGAACCTGTGAATCTTGCCGTCGAGCAGCAGCTCGTCTGGCGGCTCCAGACCGGCCTCCAGCATGGCGTCTCTCAGTTGCGTCTCTGGTGGTTCAATTCTCTTTTCTAGTGGTGGCGACCAGGGGCCGCCCAGGACGTTGGAGAGGTCAGTCATTGACTGTTGCCTCCTGCCGTGTCAGGTAGTCCGACAGCGCCTTGACCGTCTCATAGAGGGGCTTGGACTCCTCCTGCATGAAGCGGTAAACCGTGGCCGGGTGCACGCCTGCGTTCTCGGCCACCCTCTTGAGATTGGCATCTTCCAGCCTTTTCTTGATCTGCTCAACAGTCATCATAAGTCGCACCTCTGAAAAAATATTTGCGGGAGTGCTTGCACTATACCCGATTTTCGGTTTATGATTCGATCACGCCACAAACAGATTCCCTGACAGTGGTGCAAACAGAAGGAGAGCCAGATGGCTATCAATTTGAAATCGACCGGAGGCCTGACCGCCAATGGAGTGAAACTGTTGGTGTATGGCGCAGCGGGTGCAGGCAAGACCACGCTGGTGCAAACGCTGCCCAATGTGATCGTGCTGAGTGCTGAAGGTGGCCTGCTGTCCATTCAGGACGCAGACCTGCCCTATATTGAGATCACCAGCATGGATGACTTGAAAGAGGCATTCGCTTGGTGCCGCGACAGCAAGGAGGCCGCAGGCTTTGAGTCTTTGGCACTGGACAGCATCTCGGAAGTGGCCGAGGTGGTGCTGTCGCATGAGATGAAGAAGTCCAAGGATGGCCGCGCTGCTTATGGCGAGATGAACAGCACCATGCAGGAGCTGATTCGCGCTTTCCGTGATCTGCCTGGCAAGCACGTGTTCATGTCGGCCAAGCTAGAGAAGTCCACCGACGAGATGGGCAAGATGCTCTACAACCCAGGCATGCCTGGCAAGAGCCTGACGCAGGGGCTGCCGTACTTTTTTGACGAGTGCCTTGCCCTTCGCGTTGAGCGCGATGCCGAAGGGATAACCCAGCGCGCGCTGATGTGTGACTCGGACGGCCTGTGGCTGGCTAAGGATCGCTCAGGCAAGCTGGACGCCTGGGAGGCACCGGACCTCGGCGCCATCATCGCCAAGATTGGAGCACGAGCATGAGTGACCTGAAAACCCTGAGCGCCGATTGGATGCGCCACAAGGCCGCCGAAGAGCATGCGGTGGTTGAGCGCCGCAAGATCGAAGACCTGATGGTCAAACTCCTGGCCATGTCCGAGAACTTTGAGGGCACCGAGACTGCCGAGCCGCAAGGCTTTGTGGTCAAAATCTCTGGCCGCATTGACCGAAAGGTCGATGGCGACAAGGTGCAGGAGCTGGCCGCTGAGTTTGGCCTGACCGAGCACCTGGCCAAACTATTCCGCTGGAAACCTGAGATCAACATGGCGGTCTGGAAGGCAACAGACGAGGCCATCACGAAACCGCTGGCCGGTGCAATCACGGCCAAGCCTGGCCGCCCTTCTTTCAAAATCATCACAAAGGACTAAATCATGGCTTTCCTGAACGAAGAATTTAACGTAGACGAACTTCCCCAAGGCAATGGCAACTTTGAGCCTCTGCCTGCTGGCTGGTACACCGCCACCATCTCTCAGTCTGAGCTAAAAGCAACCAAGGCTGGCAATGGCCAGTACATCAAGCTGCGCTACGACATCACCGGACCTACGCACCAGGGCCGGGTGGTCTTCGGAAACCTGAACATCAAAAACGCAAACCCCAAGGCCGAGGAGATTGGCCGCCAGCAGCTTGGCGACATCATGCGAGCTATCGGTTTGGCTAAGGTGACCGACACCGACCAGCTCATCGGTGGGCAGATCGGCATCAAGCTGGAGGTCAAGCAAGACGCTCAGTATGGGGCCAGCAACGAGGTCAAGAGCATCAAGTCTGTGTCCGGCAGCGCAGCGCCTGCTGCTGCTGTAACGCCTGCCAAGGCTTTTGCGCCAGCAGCTCCGGCAAAGCCTGCCAGGGCCGCACCGCCTTGGGCTAAAAAGTAAGTTTCGGGGGGAAAGCGGATGCTGGCTGCTGGAGGTAATTCCATCAGAGCGCACCAGTGAAGCGAGTACCCCCACCATAAAAAAGCCCCCACCTTTTGAGTGGGGGCAATTGGCAACTACAAAGGAGAGAACCGATGAAGATTCCCGCGTCAGAGCATAACATTCAGGCGCTGATCGATCAGCACCATGAGGCGCAATCCGAGGTGCCGCGCGCGCACCTGGGGGCCAGCACGTTGGGCCATGTGTGCGATCGGTGGCTGTGGCTATCGTTTCGCTGGGCTGTGCAGCCGAGCTTCCCTGGTCGCATCCTGCGCCTGTTTCGTCGCGGCCACCAGGAGGAGGCCAACATCATCAGCGACCTGCGTGCCATTGGCATCGATGTGCGCAAGGTGTCCTCCCAGCACCGGGTGGATTTTGGCAGTCATGTCTCTGGCTCACTGGATGCCATCATCGACAAAGGCGTTCCTGGAGCACCCAAGTCAAAGCACATTGCCGAGTTCAAGACCGCCTCAAAAAAGGCGTTTGACGATCTGGAGAAGAATGGCGTGGAGAAGTCCAAGCCCGAGCATTTTGTCCAGATGCAGGTCTACATGCAAGGCACCGGCATTGATCGTGCGCTGTACTTGACCGTCTGCAAGGATGACGATCGAATCCACACCGAGCGCGTGAAGCTGGACAAGGACGTGGCAGGCAAGGCCATTGCCCGAGGCCAGCGCATTGCCCTGACTGACCGCATGCCCGAGCCGATCAGCTCAGACGCAAGCTGGTATCAGTGCAAGTTCTGCGATGCGCACGAGTTCTGTCACAAAAGCAAGACAACCAAGCATGTCAGCTGCCGCACGTGCGCAATGGCCACACCGCTGTCGGATTCGACCTGGCACTGCGCCAAGTGGGACGACATCATTCCGCTGGACACTCAGCGCAGCGGCTGCGAAGCGCATGTCCTGCATCCTGACCTGGTGCCTTGGCAGCGCAAGGACGGGCCTGATGAGTTCACGGCTGTCTACGAGGTCAATGGCGTGAACATTGCCAATGGCGACCCTGAGCAGGAAGGCGTCTGGGGAAGCAGGGAGCTGCTGGCCAACGCGACCGCCTGCACCAGTGGCGATCCATTGATTGCTGAGATGCGCAAGGACTTTGGTGCGAGGGTGGTGGGATGACCACATTGCGTGAATATCAGCAGCGCACCATCGACCAGCTCTACGAATGGTTCGAGGCTGGTGAGCCAGGCAATCCCTGCTTGGTGCTGCCGACCGGCTCGGGCAAGAGCCACATCGTCGCCGCCCTGTGCAAGGATGCTTTGCAGAACTGGCCGGAGACCGTGGTGCTCATGCTGACGCACGTCAAGGAGCTGATTGAGCAGAACGCCGAGAAGATGCGCCAACACTGGCCTGGGGCACCGATGGGCATCTACAGCGCCAGCATCGGCCGCAAAGACCTGGGCGAGCCGATAACCTTCGCTGGCATCCAGTCTGTGCGCACCAAGGCGCGTGAGCTGGGCCACATCGACTTAGTGATCATTGACGAGTGCCACCTGGTCAACCATAAGGACGAAGGGGGCTACCGCCGCCTGCTGGCCGAGCTGAAGGCCATCAATCCTGCGCTGCGGGTTGTGGGGCTGACGGCCACACCCTACCGCCTGGGCCACGGTCTGATCACTGACAAGCCTGCGCTGTTTGATGCCCTGATCGAGCCTGTCAGCATCGAGGAGCTGATCTTCAAGAAGTATTTGGCCACGCTGCGCAGCAAGGTCACCAAGGCCAAGCTGGACACCACTGGCGTGCACAAGCGTGGCGGGGAGTTCATCGAGTCCGAGCTGCAGGCCGCTGTGGACACCAAGGACAACAACGAGCGCGTGGTGCGCGAGATCCTCGATCTGGCAGGAGAGCGCAAGGCGTGGCTGGTGTTTTGCACAGGTGTCAAGCACGCCGAGCATATCGCCGCTGTCCTGCGCCAGCATGGGGTGGCTGCCGAGTGCGTGACGGGAGAGACGGCAAAGAAGGAGCGCGAGCGTATGTTGGCCGACTTCAAGGCTGGCCGCCTGCGTGCCCTTACCAACGCCAACGTGCTTACCACCGGCTTTGATTACCCCGACATCGATCTGATCGCCATGTTGCGCCCGACCATGAGCGCCAGCCTGTACGTGCAGATGGCAGGCCGGGGCATGCGGGTGAAGTCGCACATCGATCACTGCCTGGTGCTGGACTTCGCTGGCGTGGTGGCCACGCACGGTCCGATCACCGCCGTGCAGCCGCCCAAGAAGGCCGGAGAGGGCAACGGTGAGGCACCGGTCAAGGTCTGCGACAACTGCGGGGAGCTGTGCGCTATCTCAGCAACGATTTGCCCTGCTTGCCTGCATCCATTCCCTGAGCCGGAGCGCAAGAAGCTGGAGCTGCGCAATGATGACATCATGGGGCTGGAGGGCAGCGACCTGGACGTGACAGCCTGGTCCTGGCGCAAGCACCTCAGCAAGGCCAGTGGCAAGGAGATGATCGCCGTGACCTATTACGGTGGCCTGAGCGATCCGGCCATCACCGAGTACCTGCCGATCTTGCACGAGGGGTATGCAGGGCAGATGGCCATGCAAAAGCTGGTCAACATGGCCGAGCGCAGCCAGATCGTGCCTGGTGGCCTTAACGTGCAGTCGCTGGAGGAGATGGTGGCTAACATGAATCAAACGCAGCCACCGGCCAGCATTGAGTTCAAGCGTGATGGCAAGTTTTTTAGAGTAATGAAAAGGATATGGGCATGACCACCAAACCAAACACCAGACCGAGCGAGCCGGAGTTTTTGATTCAGTGGCGCGAGTGGGACAAGGCCGGGCCGCCTAAGTGCTGCCACACCTGCGAGCATTACGGCGTTGATGGCCTGTGCGTGGAGTTTTTTATGACGCCGCCCGAGGAGTTTGCCGCCACGGTGGATGGCTGCGACAAGTGGGAGCAAGAATGTCCGTTCTGAGCGACCGGCTGCCGACCGAGCACGAGGAGCAGCGCGAGCTGGTGCGCTGGTTTCGTCAGACTTGGCCAGGCGTGCGCATTTTTGCCATCCCCAACGGTGGCGCGCGCAGTCCGGCCACCGCTGGCAGGCTCAAGGCCGAAGGCGTGAGCAGTGGCGTGCCTGACCTGTTCATCCCTGCCTGGGGGCTGTGGGTGGAGATGAAGCGCACCAAAGGCGGCAGCTTGAGCGCTGAGCAAAAAGACTGGATTTCATATCTGGAAAGTGTTGGATTCTGTTGTATAGTGGGAAAAGGTGCGGAAGATGCCAAGGGGCAGATCAGTGCCTTTTTTAACCAACACAAAGGAATTTTATGAGCACTCGCATTTACGTGGTCACGGACACAGAGACCAATCGCCACCGACTGATTCGTGCTGGCAACCAGGCCCAGGCGATCAAGTATGCCGCCCAGACCCGCTTTGACATTGAGGTCGCTGGCCAGGATGACCTGGTGAGCCTGCTCACCAATGGCGTGCCCATCGAGCTGGCCACCAGCCAGGCCACGGCTGATATTTTTGAGGATGTCATCACAAATGCTGGAGGGACTGACTAATGGCACCACCCAACGCCAAGACGAAGGATCGATACATGACGATCCGCATCCCACCGGACGTGGAGCTGGCGCTGCGCCGCCAGGCCGAGGCTGACACTCGCACTCTGGCCGCCCAGGTGCTGCACTACATCAAGCAGGGGCTGGCCAGCCAGCCGCAGGTGGCAGTATGAACAGCAGCCCAAACCCATTCCGTCAAATTGCTAAAAATCTGATGCGGCCCAGCGAACCGGCAGCGCTTGAGGTTTTGGCGCCACAGAACAGCAGCCGCACCGAGTGCATCCGCGCGGTGTTGCGCCAGGCCGGCCGGCCAATGTCAGCCGCTGAAATTTTATTTGATGCTGGTGACCTGTTGCCCTACAGCGCAAACAGCAGCCTGGTCAGCATGCTGCTCAAGTGGGACGTACGCCAGGGTCGGGTGGTCTATGAGGATGGCCGCTACAACTGGAACAGCGAGGCGGCAGCGGCTGAGGCTGCAGAGATTCGTGCAGCTCTCAGGCTTTTGCACCGGCATGGCTATGTGTGCACGCAGGGGGCCACATGAGCAGCGTGCCTGGCGTGCGCATCGGCCAAATTGTGCGCAGCGTGGTCGGCAGCGGACGGTCTTTCAAAGTTCTGCGCAATGATGAGTTTGTCGCTTACCAGGCCGGCCGGCGCGAGGGGCCGTACTGCCGGCTGCGCGCGCTGGATGACCACAGCTGCGAAGTGTTGTACCCACGCAGCTGGTACACGGTGCCTGGCGAAAGTCTGGCGCTGTTTTGAAAGGAGGCCACATGAAAAGACGCATGAGCATGAGCATTGATTGGCTGCCGCGCCGCTGGCCGTACTTTGCGATCGGCTTTGATTTTGGCGAGTTCAGACTGTACCTGTGGATTGTCGAGATCAAAGTTTGGAGATCGTACTGATGAAGTGCCCAGTCTGCGGCACCTGGACGCTGGTGAAGCAAACCCGCCAGCGTCCCGATAACACCACGCACCGCCGCTACGAATGCGCCAACCTGCACCGCTTTGTGACCACCGAGCAAGTGGCCAGACTCATCATTGCAAAAAAACCATCAGCGGGGCTTCGGCCCAATCTAAGGAAAACACCATGAAACATTCAAATTTTCAAACACCTCGTAATTTTGCCGACTGCACCTGGGTGCAGGGCTATGGCCACCCAGAGCCACTCTGGGAGCGCGTGGCTGGCTATGTGCTGGCCTTTGCCATTGGCGCTGGCCTGGCTGTTTTGTTGGTGGCTTGGTGGTCGTCATGAATTGCAGACAGGGCCGTGACTGCCCTGTGCGCGTTGATTGTTCTAAGCAAACTTTGATTTTGAAGCGCCTTTTCAGGCGTTTTTTTTATTGGATTCTGACTGCCATCCTTGGCCTGCTGTGGCTGGCTTTATTGGTGGCTATCGTGGCCAATTATGCGTAAGGCCGAGTTCCCTGCTTGTCAATGATTAGCGCTTGACGCCGGGGTTTGTCGCTGATGCTGATGTGCGTCCATCCACCGCCAGCCATTGGGTCTGAGAATTCTCTGATGATTTGGTCATAGGGCAGCTTGAGCAACGCCCTCACCACAGCGTCTGGAACCAGCCCAGGCACTCGGAAGTCAGCAGCTAACCCTAGCCTATGGCTTGAGGTGTCTCGACTGCCCACTGCGTCATTCACGGCCTTGGAGCGAAAGGCACTGGAGATCATTACAGGCTTGCCGCCAAGTGCTGTTTTGACAGTCTCCAAAAACTCAGCCAGGCGCTGAAGGTTTGCCAGTTCGCCAGCGTTTGGCGTGTTGTCGAGGCTGCGGTGGTCGGTGTGGGTCAGTTCAGCAAGCGTGAAGTGCGGGGTCACTTTGATGCTACGCCTTGGGTCTTTTCGAACGTCCTCAGACCGCCCAGGCCAAGCATCCCCATCATTAGTTGCCAGAGGTTATCGTCCAAGCCGGGAAAGGACAGCGCTGGCATAAAGGCAACCATTAAGGGCCGCGCCAAGTATTGATAGCCCATTGCCAAAGCGCAGACCCAGCCAATTGCTGGACGCCAAGACGATACAAACCAGTTAGCGTTTCCCGCCTCAACTTTGTTAATTTCAGTTTGGGCAGTCATCGCCGCCAGTTCGCCACTCTGTTGCAGCTTGAGCAGTTCCAGCCTTGCTGCATCCTGAGCAGCAGGGTCAGGTATCAACTTCTCAATAAGTTTGCCGCCAATACCAAGGATTGCGTCTAAGCCAATCATGGCAAGTTACCGCCCACAGGATAGGCAGACCCAACAGGCGCAGAGGTCACCACAGTGGCTCCAACAGGCACTACAGCGCCTCCCCAAGGGCTTTCATTGAGTGGGCCAAGGCAATCTGCCAGCGTAGCGCCATTGACCTTCTGGGCGCGTATGGTGCAGGGATATGACCATTGATTTGCCATGCCGCCTGCGCCAGCCGTGGTGACAAACGTGCGGGGCTGCGCTTTCACTACTGCCCAGGTTGGAGCCTGCGGGTATTCCATCTGCGTTGAAAACAATGACCAGACCGTGTTCTTGCCCTTGGGCGGCTTGCAGGATCCGATGAGGTTGCGGTCGCCAACAGCTTGGCCTGTCAGCACAGGACAGACGGATGTGCCTTCTTGAAAGGTCACGCCGTTGATAACCATCGTCTTGCTGGTCGGCGTGGTCGGGCTGGCGGCGCAGAGCGCGTACTGGCCGTTGCACATGATGAGCGCCGGTTCAGCGTAGGCTGCACCAACCAACAAAAATGGGAGTAGGTATTTCATTATCACAACCCCAGCAATTTCTTGGCAAACTCGCCGGCTACCCCTGGTCCGAACAACACTGCGGCAATCGTGATGTACAGCAAGACCTCAATCGTCTTCATGCGCTTTGAGCCATTCTCAAAACTTTTCTGAATGCCCTCATACCGCTGGGCGCAGATGGCTTCATGTACAGACAATTTGGCCTCGGTCTCGCTAATCATCTTGTCGCCGGACATTTCAAAGCCCTTGGCCTGGCGTGATGTAGACAGTGGCCGCTGCGCTGGACAGACCGCTGAAGTAGGTGTTTGCGTTGAAGCGCAGAATCTCTACGGCACCAGGAACCAGCACGATGGCTCCAGTTGGGTTGCCAGCAGTCGGTGCCACAGCTGCTGCCGTAGCCTCTGCAGCGCCCATTGCAGTGCCCAGGAACACGGTCGTGGTGCCTGCGTTGATGAAGCGGTACTGGCCAGCATTCTGCGGGTCAAACTTCTCGTAGACAGGCGCCTGGATGCCAGTAGGTGCTGATGTGGTTGCTGCCACCACAATGGTCTTTCCAAGGGGAGTGAATGCGATTTGTGAATTTGTAGACATTGTTGTAGCTCCGTTACTTGATTAAAACTTCTGCCGATCTTGCCTCAACCTCGTAGGGGTTGGCCCAGTAACCGTATCGTATCAGCCAGTACGTGTAATTGATTAAATAAACCAGCTTCCCATCCCGCCGCATCTGTTCCAAGTGCGTCATTTCATGCCTGATTAAGGCGTTGTTCAGTTCATAGCCGGGAGCCATGTAGATGACGCCCCAAAAGCTAGTCCAACCCTGAAAGCCACAGACTTTCATGTAGAGCAGGATTGGGCCAGAGGCGGTGCGGATCATGGTTTGGCAGTAGCTTAGTACAGGTTAATAAAGATTGTTAACTACGCCACCGCTATCTTTAAACACCAATCTTGAAGCGGTGCTTGAAAAGTATAGCGTTGAGTTTGGAGCCTGAGCATCCGTATATGTCGGCATGGCAAACGGGGTGTTTGGCGAAAGTACGTCATTTAACACAGGCCAAGAATTAGCTTGCAATACTGTTGCGGTTGTGTACGCATAGTTAGTACCTAAAGCACCATCAAGTGTTGTGCCTGTTATTTTTACATTTCCAGCAGATGGAACTGCCGTAGCAGCATCTATCCGTATTCCAAATCGTCCTGTTACATACGATGCGTCATTTATGATGTGGTTAGACACAAACTTAAATGTTGAGGTTGCAGAAGACGGTGTTAGAAATACATACGAATTTCCAACAGTTGCGCTAGTAAGATTAACTCTAGCACCAGCAGTATTTAAGCCACCGTTAGCACAGTTGTTAAATGTGTTGCCAATCAAAGAAATTGAATTGTAAGAATTGCCTTTAATGGCATAACCAGAACTATCAATAAATTGACAGCCAACAACAGTGACGTTAGTAGGGAAAGATGCGTTTGATGTGCTGATCGCCAAATCAGAACACTCCCAATTTGTTCCAGTTGAAGTGTCCAACAACCAACCAGTTGCCGAAAATACACAGTTTGTGAAAATTGCGTTTCTTGCATCGCTAACTATATTGCCAAACTTGTTTAATGGAAACTGACAATTAGTAAAACTTATGTTAGAGCATCGTGAGATGATAATACCGTACTGATTGTTTGGCGCTCCGCCGCCACCAGTGCTAAATCCATTGTTACCAAATTGAGTGTTGACAATGCTGATATTGGAATCTGTAAATTGATCGACGTTAAAAATAGCGCCAACGCCAGCAATACTGTTTGATTGATTAAATGAACAGTTACTTACAAAAATTCCAGCGAGTGCTTGATATGGGTCTTGTGCAGCACTTGTGTCTGCCACAATGTTTAAACCAGCAGTCAAAGAAGTTAAAGAACTGCATTTATCTAAAACAGTAGTAAAAACATTGACTAACTGGTAACCAAACCCATTTGCAAACTCAGATACGCAATCGTTATATTCAATTGCGCCGCCTTTTTGATAATACCCAACGTCAGCACCGCCAGCCCAGCAACGATCTACAACATTAGGGCCGGCACCGCCATTTTGGAAACAAGCATAAACGCCTGATGTACTTGCACAAGAAATCCCAATGTCGGAAAGACTATAGCTTTCACCGTTAAAAATAAGACCTAATGCAACGTCAATGCCAACATTGTTAGACACAACAAATTTAGTTACCCATCGACCTGCTCCACGCATCCGAAATGGTTGGTATTGATATGTTCCAACAAAACCATTGTTAAGGTATAGAGCAAAATCTTTGCTATCAAAGTTTCCATTAATGCTGTTTAGCAAATAAGTGCCGCCTGGGACATACAACTCAAGTTGATTTTGCCAAGCAAAATTCATAGCATCCTGTATTTGCGGAGCGCAATCTACTAAAGCCGTGCCAGCTAAAACATCAGCTTTTTGTGCAGCACTAAAAAAATCAAAGACGTTTACTGGCGCACCAGTAATCATTGAGTAAGAAACTTTTGTAAGAGACATTACTTGTTCTCCAATGCCGTAATTCTTTGTTTTAGTTCTTCAATTATTGCTAATGCCTTTTGCAAAGACATGACAGTTATTGCCAAGACCGATCTATCGTAATAGCCCCACGGTTTTGTAACAGTCGTTTCAATTCCGTCTTTGTTTTTTGTAATAAATGTTTCTGGAGTTGGGGCTGCTTCTGGGCCAATAGCGGCGTTTACGTTTTGTGCGTAGAAGCCCAATTGCCTGTCAGCACCGAATGTTTCTTTTTTCTCATCGTTGTAGTACCAATACCCCGGCTTCAACTTTTTAAGCATTGCATCAGGGTT